TCATGGCACCAAGACCAGCACTTCTTTAACCAAGATGGATTGCTCAAGAGCACGTAGCACTTTTCCTATCAGCGCCCCGGTGTCACGATCCGTGTGAGTCAATAGATAAACCGGCGTCTGCATCGGCACATCCAGAGAGGTGTAGGTCGAAAAAACTCCCTTACTGGTTACCACCGTGTAGTTCTTCTCCCCTACCCTCTCAAAATTCATGAGCACACCGACGCTCTCACCAGTGGCACTTACCTGATCAGGATCAATGGGCTCAGGAAACCACTCAGCCCCACATCCGCCCAGAAGAAATGCAAACAGAATCACCGCTATTGCCTTTTTCATTTCGTCCCCCTCCGCGTGCTTAATTCCCGCCTTGCTGTTTTCCCAGGCTGCTCCTCAGGAGTTACCCATATTTGAGTGGACCCAAGCATAAACGTCTCACCCAGCTCGTTCTGCAGCAGCGCCATGACGATCTGCTCATGCATCCGGCGGGACGCCTCCGGAGGAACTGCGTTGCCGATCCTCTCCCGCCACTTCCCGTCGCTTTTCCCCGCCAGCACCACCGGTCGCCCATCCCGGAAGAACAGGGGGAAACTCTGCAGGGCAAGCAGCTCCAGCGTGGTCAACGGACGGTGCCACGTCCCATCCAAGGCAACGATAACCGGAGGCGGATCAAGACGGTCATTGTTGGCGGGAAGCCGGACATCGGCTATAGCCGCCTTGGCCGCATGGCAATCCGCAGCCCCGACTATCGCAGAGGCTGTTTCCGCCCACCCCATCACCCCATAGCTGCCGTTCCTGCAGGAACAACCCAACCTGTGATCGGCTACCACGGAAGGACCATTGCTCCCTGTTACCCGCCCTGAACCGACGATGGTCGGCGAGATCTCCCGCATTCCCATCACCCGCATATACCCCGAGCGAGGAGCAGTCCCCAGGCGCGAGTCAGCAACCGCCTGAGGTCCGTTGCTCACACCTACACCAGCCCCACCCACCACGGCGCCGCTCGCTTCGTCCATGCGGAGGATGCGATACACGCCGGGCCGGGGCGCATGAGCAAGGCGGGGATCCCCAATTGATTGAGCACCACACTGGACATCAGTATCGCCGGTTATACAGCCTGCCCGGGAGCCCCACCCCCTCACACCGAAGCGCCCAGGATATACGCCTCCCGACTCCGGCAATCTCGGATCGGAAATTGCCAGCGCACCAGACCCAAATCTGGTACCGGTCACACACGGAGCGGGCTCATCATGGCTGGACACGCGGAATTTGTTGCTGTGCCTGGACTCGCTGTCTTTCAACCGCGGGTCTGCGATAGCTGCAGGAGTATTCGAGCTGCTCACTGATGCGCTACCCGTCACCGCCGGCGCCGGACCTTCCCACTCGTTGACACCGTAAAGGCCGGGCGAACCGCTATAGCTCTCCCCTTGCATGGAGAGGCGCGGGCCACCAACGCTTTGAGCACCACTCCCCACAGTATCCTCTCCGACGATGGTAAGAGCCCGATCTCCCCAGCCCCGGACCACGAACGAGTTCCGCCGCGACCTTTCCGTAACTCTCGGGTCTGCTAGTGCGGCAGGGCTACTGCCCGTAATTCTGGCACTTCCCGTGATAGTTGCTCCCGGTTCATCCCAATCCTGAACCGTGTAAGGTCCACCAGTAGTACCCCACTCCCCTCGCTCAAGCCGATACTCCTCCGGAGCAATCTTCTGCAGGTCCCGCCAGTCCCCGCCGGCAGGGATCAGCGCCAGGCGCAACCAGGTGAGCCACTTCAATCGCGGGAGCCGATGCATCGGCCCCATGGCCGGATCGTCGGGAAGCGGCAGCGGTCCGATGACATCGCCGATGGTTTTTAGATCCCGGACGGGAGGCTGGTAGACGAACGGCCTGCATCGCGTGGTGTGCCTGGCAATGAGCAGGTACCGCTTCCGGTGCTGTGCCAGCCCACCGATCTCTCCGCAGTCGTGATCCGCGTCGTGGCAGGCGTAACCGTGCTGTCTGAGCAGGCTCTTTATCTCCTTGAGCAGATCCGCACCGCGGGTGCGGATGCGAGGCACGTTCTCGAAAAGGATGATACGGGGAGGCGCGTCATTGAACGCTTCCAGGGTGAGGCGGATGGAGCGGACGGTGAGCCGGTTCAGCGCCTGGTACTTCGCACTCTCCGCGCTCTTGTTCGGCAGCAAGCCGCTAAACCCTTTGCAAGGCGGGCTGGTAAAAACAATGTCCGGGCACCCGCCGCCAGCTGCCGCACGGATATCGGCCGGGGTTGCCTCGCGCCACCCATCGGGCGGCTCATGGCCGTGGAACGCCTCATACTGTGCGCGGTCAAAGAGGTCCATGCAGGTAATGGGAGAGCCGGTGAAGTTCCTGTAGTCCTCACAGGCGAGAGCATCGGAGTCGATAGCACCGATGCTGCGAATGGTGCCCTGAACCCCCATGTAGGAGACACGGGAAAGAGACGCCCCCAGAGAGCCACCCCCCAGACCAGCAAAAAGGTGGAACTCGGTGAATTCGATTGGCGGACTGTCGGTTATAGTTGCCATCAATTGATACCCTTAATCCTCATCAAATTTCATGGGCCTTGAATACCGCCCGATGATTTCATCTTCCATGCGTACGCCGTAGGCAATCAGCTCCGGGGCCTTCTGAGGATCGCCCCCCACCAGTCGAATGATCTCCATAACACTAGATCTCCAGACATTCTTACGATCTGTGACCAGGAAGATAGCCCGCTTCGAGAGCTCGGTTTCCACCTCAGAGCGTCTGATCAGCTCGCCGGAGGATTCCTTAAATTTCAGCTCTCGCTGCTGCCGGTCGATCCTGATCCGGAGGACCTCTTCCCTCGCCTTCTCCTCTTGAACAGAGACAACCTCGCCACCCTTCTTGCCGTCCGCCGTCTGCAGGTGAACCCGGGCGTAGTCGATGACCTTGGAGATTCGAAAGCTCCCGTCCCGCTCCGCCTCAATCTTGCCGGCGCTGAAGTCGTCATAGAGCTTACTCTTGCCGATCTTCCAGTTTTCCCCCTCCAGGTACTCCAGCACCTGGAGAAGCCCCTTGAAGGTCCTCTCCGTCTCAGGTTCATGCCGCTCCTGGAGGAACTTCTTGAGCGCCGTCTCCGCCGCCTTGTGCGCCTTGCGGTTCGCCGTAGTCGGGTTGCGCGAGGCCCTCTCGAAAGCCGTCTCCGCCTCCCCGCGGAGCTCCGCCTCACGAGTGTCCAGCGCCGCCTCCAAAGGAGATATTTCATAGGGTGCTTCGCTCATGCTTGGAGCCGCCTGTCGAAGCTGTCCACAACTTCATCCATCTGCCTTTGTCTTTCTCGCAGAACCTTCTCCTTGACTGCAGCGAGGAAGTAGGAAGCCCTCTCCCCCTTAGGGACTGCAGCAGCTATTTCCGCCGCCTCTTCGTCATTCGCACGGAAACTGAATACCTCATAGCGCGGGTTCTCTTTTGACTTCCCCATCTGCTATCCTCGCGTGCCACGAATCGGACCAGACTGTTTCACCACCTTCCCGCTCCCCTTGCACACCGGGCACGGGTTCTCCAGGTGCCCGATCCACCCCTTACCGCCGCACTTCGAACAGATCTCCTTGTTCATAAATCCCCCTTTTCCTGACTTGTCCCCTAGGGGACGTTTCCATGACCAATACCACGGCATCCTGCAGCAGATATGGGTCTCGGTGTCTGTCGTACCCGTTCTCCTCAAGGAGTTCCAGTTCCTGCTCAGGGATAAAAACGGCAATCGGCATTTCCCTGCCGCAGAGCATCAAGCGGATTGCGCCGGGTACACACATCTCTTTCCCCTGGCATTGCGCGAACAGCTGCCGAATCTGCGACTCAACCGCCTTGCTCACCTCTGCAAACTGGTATCTCATGGCACCCTCAGAATCTGAGCGCGGCGAGAACTGCCAGCCGTTCGTCCCATTTCCCGAAGTCTGCCGGGAGCATCACCAAGGGGGACAGGTCGTCACGGTATTTCAGCACCACGTCTGCCCCGGCGAGCGCGTTCAGCGACTCCAGCAGGTAGCGGGCATCGACCTTGATTGAGACACCCCCGCCATTCCTTTTGCACGGCACCCAATCTGTCCCCTCATCGCCCTCCTTGGAGGCCCCAAGGGTTATTCCTTTCTCCCAGATTTTCATCTGCATGGAGTTCTTCGACGAAAAGAGCCGAACGCGCACCACGGCATCAATCAGCGTTTCGCGGCCCACGGTGCAGTAATTCGGGTAGTCAGAAGGGATCGCTCTACGGTATGAAGGGTAATCACCCTCGACCAGGCGGATGGAAAGGAAGGTCCCGCCCTGTATCACCTCCAGGGAGTTCTGACCCACGTGCAGCCCCAGGTGGTCCGACTCCAGCTTGAGGAGTTCCTCCACCCCCTTGCGCGGGACAACCACACTGAACGCCGGCAGGCCCTCCAACCCGCGTGAGGCCAGCGACACCCGGTGACCATCCGTTGATACCGCTATCAACTTCCCGTCCTCCGTGTGCAGGTAGATCCCGCATAGATGCGCTTTCGTTTCGTCAGTAGACATCGAATGCGCGCAGGCCCCGACGAATGCCTTGAGGTCATCAGAGTGGAGCGAGAAAGACTCCATCTTTTTCCCCTTCCCCTCGATGGCCGGGAACTCGTCCCGAGGCCGCCCGGCTATCTTTGAGATGAAGTCGCCGGCGACGATTTCGAGCCTGCAGTTATCGAGCACCTTGAGACCGACTTCATCCCCGGGCAAGACACCCACAATCTCGCGGAGCTGGTCCGCACGAACAGCGATAGCTCCATCCTTTTCGACGGAGAGACCCTCGTCCGTGGTGACCCTCATCCCCACTTCCAGGTCGGAGGCTGAGACGATGAGCTTCCCGTCTCTCGCTTCCAACAGGACGTGCGACAGGATAGGGAACACCTTGCTCTTGATACCCGCCGTCCTCTTCAACAACCTCGATAACACTGCCGTATTAATACTGACATCCATCCTCTTCCCCCTCCCCCCGCCGCGGCGCGGTCCCTTCCCCTATGGGATATGATGTGTGACCACCTAGTTGACCAAGGGATAGACGGTCCCGCCAATCCCGGACGGTCGATTCATGGAGCTGCAGCCGATCCGCTACCTGCCGGACCGGCACCCCCACCGCCAGCAGCAGGGAGAGCAGCAGCACCTGCCGGAAATCCAGCGTGGTGCCGGCCAGGACCGTCCCGGTCCTGGCGTCAAAGTACTTCCCGCAATCTTTGCAGCAGACGCGCCCCCCGGCCCAGAAGGTGGATAGAGCCTTGGCCGTCCTGATCCCGCTCCGGCACTCCGGGCACACGGCCTTCCCTTGGTGGATCTGCTGCAAGACCATCGAACGGCACTCCTCCACCTGGAGGAGCTCCGCCGAGACCCCGGCGAGCACCACGGCCGGGAGGGTGTCAGCCGGGAAATATGCAGTTTGCAAAATTCTCATAACCTTCCAAAATTCCGGAACTCGAAAAGTTCAGACCGCGCACGGACTCTGCGCGCTCGCTCGCCCGCAAGGGGGGCACCCCCGCCGGGAGGACCCGTTAATGAGAGAGCACCCCCGGCGACGCGGCACAGGATGTCGGGGTAACGACCAACTGCGCGGACACGAGATGTTGTGATTGACCGGCCACGATTCATCATGCGATCTCCCCGCTGTAGAACTTCAACTCATGCTCGAACACCGTCTCCATCCGCTCTTCGATCCTGGCTACCACCGGCTCGCTGATCCGGGCTTGCGATACCATCGAGGCCAGGGAGATGGAGTCCTTGTGGCGGATCGGATAGCGACTCACCCCGGTACGAATGAAGATCCCGACATGACCGCTCTTCATCTTCTGCATGAACGCCTGGTGCAACAGGGTCGTCTTGGAATTCTCCACGGTGACCGATACGCCCTGGAAGGCGAAGGAGCCACGCTTGCGGATCTTCGTCCCCTTGCGGGTGATAACTGCCGCCCCTCTCATCTGCTTTGCGCTGAAGTAGGAAAGCGAGACCGAGCGGCCACCCACGGTGATGGTCGCCTCAAGTCCGCCGGCTCCGCTGATGCGGGAATCAACCCTCTTGCCGATCTCGGACCTGGGCACGTTCCACACCTTTCTGAGTTCAGCGGTAACAGCAGCCACAGCCGACGGCTTAACCTTGGCGACGGTGCTTCTTGCCGCCTTGAATACGACCTCGGCCGGCAGGAACGATAGCGCTTCACGTACGCCTGACAGCTGGAATCTCATTGGCACAGCCTCGCTACAGCCTGGTCAATGATGGACATGAGCCCTTCCGTGAACTCAGAGCGGCTTAATGCGGTGACACCCGTTGCAGCACAGAAATCGACATAGTCGCTGTAGATCACCTCAGTGACATTGGACAGCCTTACCTGGCTCAGAAGCCCTTCAACAAACAGTTTCAAAGTCTTATCCATCCGCCGCTCTCCTTTGTCCCGGATCTGTCCCGGATCTTTTACCCATTCGGGACAGATCCGGGACGTCTTTTTGCTAATAATTTCGCTTCTTTATTCTTTTGTCCCGGATTGTCCCGGATGTTTTTGAAATAGTTATAGAGAGAGAACCGCTTTGCTTTACCCCCGTTTGATGCTTCATGCGCGTGCGCGCATACGTATTATCTTGGTTTGATCCGGGACGATCCGGGACAACTCTTGAAGCTGTTGTTTTCCCGGCTTAAAAACCTGTCCCGGATCTGTCCCGGATCTGTCCCGGATCTCTTCATCTGGGACAGAATTCTCTTAGCTGCCGCTAACAAACAGCCCCCCCTTCCCTACTGGGAGCCGAGCCGGTGGAGGGGAGCGGGGAGGAGGGAAGGGCCCGCAGGGTCTCCTCACGCGCAAGAATCCGCACGGCGTCATCAGAGTCGGCAAAGGCTAAACCGAGATAACATTTGTCGCGGGTGCCGTCTTTCAGACGGCCGTCCGCGAGGGATTTAAACACGCCTTTCAGGCCGCGCCCAAAATGGGTGAAGCCCGCCGGAGAGTAGCCCCACTTCGCGCAGTACTTCTTGTAATCATCGTAGACAGATGCCCGCGAGAGGCGCATATCAGGCATTTCAACACGGTAGAGCAGCCGATCCTCCGCGAAGTTGAGGATCGGGTTGTTATCCCGCTTGAAGTCCATCAGGGCCGCGGCAGAGTCCTCGGAGAAGGTGAAGCGCTTCTGGTCAAAGAGCCTGGTTGCACCGTCCAGCGCCCACACCAGGATGCCGTCCAACTCCGCGAGCAGACGCTTGTCAAGGTACGGGTCAGTGTTCGGGTCGTCCTCGAGGAACTGCCGCTTACAACGGACCACGATGAAACGGCGGAATAGACCGTCCGAGTTATCCAGGATGCGCGGAGGGTTGTTCGCCGCGAAGGCCATCTTCCCCCAGAAGCGGAACTGGAAGCCGTCCCTGTGCTTGAATTCAGCGGAGACGGTATCACCCGCGACAAGCTTCTTAAAAACCTCGGAATGAATCGCGCCGCTGTCGATCTCTGCCGAGACGTTCAACGCCTTGTTGAAGAGCATCGCCCGGGAAAACGGCTTCTCCAGCTCGGTGAGAGATACGCCGGAGGTATTTTGCTCACCTACCAGCGCCTGGAGAATGTCCAATATTTTTGACTTGCCGTCCGATCCGGGACCGGTGAGGAGCAGGCACTTTGCGAACCTGGTCTCCCTGGTAAGGCAATAGCCGGCGAACTCCTGCAGCTGCATGATGGTCTCTTTTACCTGGACGGTTTCCTTCAGAAACTGGATCCACCGCTGACAGTCGTAAAGGTACCCGCGCCCCCAGCACTCCGGGCAGTCGTCATCACCAGGAACGCCGTTGCACCTCGGGCACGCCTTCTCTTTGGCGTGAGGGTCGAAGCTGGCTCCCAACTGGAACGAGGAGTAGAACTCCCTGGAGTGCGGGACGTGCTCACCCGTCTCCAGGTTCAGCATTCCGCTTTTAAGACAGGTCCACTCCGGGCGGTCGTTCAGCTGCCGGCCAAACTCCAGGGTGGATAGCCTGAGGATGATGCTGGTCGCGTCATTGACATAGTTCGTCTTGGCCTCCTGCTCCAGCATCCTGGTAACGGCCGTGGCGATGTAGTCGACCTCGTACTCCTCGAAGTACTGTCCGTTCCACAGGAACGGTTTCTTCGACTTCGGGTCCGAAACAATGGGGTGATCCTTCAGGTAGGCGTCAGCCAGAAGCACCGGTTTAAACGTGGTCCCGCGAGCCCCGCCGAAAAAGCGCGCCGCGCCCCCCATCTCCGCCTCTTCATGCTTCGGCCTGGCGAATGTCTTGGAAGAAGGCAGCAGGTCACGGAGTTCCCGGACGCTCTTGCCATGCTTTGTGATGAAGTCGGTGAGATCCCAGCCATGATCCTGCGGGTACTCCTCGCCGGCAGTCATGACGAATGGCGAGAAGTCGGACTTGCCGTCCCACTTCTCCGCCGGATTGTCGATATACATGAAGCGCGGCCACATGACGACCCGGACGGACTCAGCCTCCTTCGAGAGCATCACGGCGCCCTTCTCCGCGCCGGCGAGCCCCGCCTTGTCAGCGTCATAACAGAAGATGACGTCCCGACCGTGGAAGTGTTTCAGCCATTCCTTCTTGTGGATCTTGGCCCCGGTCGTCTTGGTGACCGCATTCAGCCCCTGCGACAGCGCGCAGATCCAGTCCGGCTCACCTTCGCAGTACCACAAAGGCCCGGTGCCCCAAGAGGAGGGGGAAGGGAGGAGTCGGGCTGATCCGTAGCCGCTCCCCCACGAAACCATCTTCGGATAGCCGTCCTTGGTCCCGAACGGAGCATAGAGGCGGATGTTCCTCAGCACCCCCTGGTCGTCGCGCACGGGGATCGCCACGCGCCGCTCGCCAAAGGGCACGCGCCGCATCTTCGCACCCTCTTTCGAGTGCAGGTAAAGGCGAAGCCCCGCCTTCTCGATCCCCTCACGGGTCCATGAGCGCCGGACTTGCAGCTCCTCGATCATGTCATCAGGGATAGGCGGAAGCGCGGCCCATTCCTCTTCCGAAATCACCTTCTCTTCAGGAACAGGCTCAGAGACAGCAGCGGGATCGAGCGGTACAGGTATCCGCATTTGGACCAAACCGGATTCGTCGATTTTGTCGGCGTCGGGCTGATTTTTCGGCTTCGAAATCCTGCTTTTGGCGGGCTTTTTCGATGGGGTGCTGCCTGAGGTATACCCGAGATATTCCTTCACACCGTCCCAGTCGAGGCCGCAGGTCTGGCAGAAGTCCTTTAAGCCGCCACGTTTGCGGTCCTTGCCGTGCACGTGGCACCACAGGTCGATCAGGTCGCCGGGCTTCGTAGTGCAGGTAAAGCAGCTATAAACGTCCTTCTCGGGGTTATAACTGAAGGAAGGATTGGACTCACCATGAAAGGGGCACAGGCCAATCAGCTCCTCAGCGTCGTCCTTGACTGTCAGAGTGAAAAGCTCGCGCGCAATGGCACGCCGGGCGCCCTCACTCGTGAACCGTTGACAGATAGTTTGTTGGAGACGCTCACCCACTAAAGCAGGCTCCCCTGAGAACCGGGGATGGTCTCATTCATGGCATTAAGCAGATTCCGGTAGCGTGCCTCCAAGGCGGCAACGGCCTTATCGAACTCCAGGTTTGGCACCGAACGCAGCACCAGGAGATCTATACGCTTTTCCATCGCCGCGACCGAGTCCCACTGATTTTGGAGCCCAAGTGCGAGGGCACCTTCCCTGATACCTTTGTCGATGTGCTCCAGGTATTGGCGGACGGACGGCAGCGAAGCGTAGAATTCCCCCATCCTGAGACTGTAGGTGCGCAAAGGCACCATGAAGCGCTCCAGATGGGGCACGAGAAAGCGCGGATCACATGTCGGGGTCGAAGCCTCTGCCGGCAGAACAGGCGGGACCTGCGGTGCGACAGCGGCGGCAGGGGGAACGGGGGGAGGCGGGGTTGCATCAGCAGAAATAGAACCGAGACCTTTGAAACGAGACACGCACTACCTCCGGGAGCAAATCAAACATTAAATAAAAGGGTGAAACTGTCGGGCTACTTCCCTACCTCGTAGACAGGCACGGACTTGGACCACTCCACGATGCAGATGCGCCGGTCGCGGGTGAAGGCCTCCTCCATCATTTCCTCTTCGCGCACCTGGTCGCGGCCAGCCACACCAAGGAGTCCCACAAAGGCAATGAAACAAAGAGTCGCCAGCATCATTTCCCGGCTGGACCGCTTTCTGATGTATGCCTGCCTTACTCTGTTCACGAAAACTGTCACTTTGCCCCCCCCTTATGCAGCGTGCTTAAGCCTTGGTTTTCTCTTTTTCCCTTGCTGCTTCCAGAATTCCTTGTATGCATCGATCCCCTGAGTCTGCAGGATGTAACTGCCTTCAGCCTGGACCGCCCGCACCCGAGCCGACTCAGACATTTCCGGAGTGACCTCCGGTGGAGGTTCAACCGGAACAGAGCAAACATCAGCAGGGGCGCAACCGTTCATCTGCTGCAGCATCCGCTCAATACGGTCCATCTGCTCCTTCAGTTGTCTATACTCAGTGCTGCTCATCCGATTCTCCAAGAAGCAGATTCGCACCGCGATCCTGCAGACCCACATCCTTGAAACCAGCTTCGCCCTTAAGCCATCCCAAGACGAAATTGTTTTTCTCAGAAGGGCTCCAGTCAGGGTAATCTCTATTGCAAACCTCAATCGCGAGCGCTATCTCCTCTCTCAATGAAGCCTTGAACTCCTCGGTATGAATGGTTTTCATGCTGTCTCCCCTGGCGCGAACCCACCTTAGAAAAACTCGTTGTAGACGCAGTCGAAGATGCACCCGCCCTTCCCTTCCACGCTCCCCTTGCAGGGAGGGGCATTACCGCAGAACCCGGGGGGACCGAAGGATGAATGCCTCTCTTTCACCATCTCCTGCAGTCCTGATGGCGGCTCCGGGAACGGCATCCAGTGGGTGACGGCATCCCTCCCGGTGAGCGGCGCGCCGTTGTAATCGTGCCACTGCTCACCATCGTGGAAACCAGGGCGAACAGGATCATCGCCACCAGGACAATGAACCATCACGGTCAGATCGGAATCAGGGAGGCTTCCCGACTGGATCCAGCAGACCAACTGCATGGCTATACCTCCACCACATCGAACCGCCTCCAGGGTGAGGGGGAGAAGACGGTTTTCGGAGGAGTGAGCATCGTAAAAATAAAGTACGGCGCCGGCACCATTCGCGGATCCTCATATTTCAATTCAATAAGGACGTTGTCCCCGGAAGCCAGATGCTTCAGGAGGTTTATGTCTTTGCCTGAAACAGACAGCCCTTCCACAATCACGGTTTTCGGATGAAATTTCAAAACGCGCCCCAGGCCGAAAGGGGTCTTGATTTCATCCCATGATGTGGACAGGTATACTCCGCCGCGTTTTCGAGCTTCCTCTATCGCCCTCCGGGTCTTACCTGAGCCAGATTCACCAATAACGATCATTGCATTTCTAGGCATAGCACCTACCTCCCCACCTCAGTGTTAAGTGCATTCTCGTACTCATCAAGCTTGCTGCGGATGCTGAAGATAACCCTGTCCATACGCCGGAGTTCCGCGGGGGAAACCTTCCCGTCCCTGAGTGCCGCCGTGTGCTCTGAAACGAGGCGCGAAAACTCGTGCATCGCGTCCGAGTACGCTTCCTGGATATCGCTGGGCGGCTGCTCCATCTGCTCCCTGAAGCACTCCTGCAGGTAGATGATCGGCGCAAGCGCCTCTTTGGGATCGCGCCCAAGGTTCAGAGCTGCCGTGATCGCAATCCTGATCACATCCAACGGATTCCGCGAGCCCGACCCGTCAACGGGGTCCTGCTTCCACTTCCGAAGGGTGATCCCCTCCAGCTTGAGCGCCCTTGCGATATCATCTGCATCCCTTCCTATGCACAGCCCCATGGCGTCGAACGATTCCATGACGATTTCCCCTTTATCAGCGATTAATGGCTTGTAATTGCAATAGCCTCAGATGTTGCTATCGTGTCAGCCGCCAAGAAGTCCGCCTCACCTTCCAATACGAGGAGCCCACGCTCTCTGAGGAAGTTGACAGCCTTTGTGGCCTCTTTGCCCTCCGGGTTCGGATAGGTCCCGTTCACCACCTGGTTGAATAGGCTCACTGTCACACCGATGGATTTGGCTACGGCGGATTGGTTGAGACATGCCGCCTTAAATTTTTCTTTGGTTCGAGGATCAATTTTCATTGACTTTCATCCTGATTTAAGTAAGTTGTAAAATTCTATAACCCCATTTGCTGCACTTAGGAGCCACCGTATGCTTTTGGACCCCCGGACTCACGCTGCCATTGAAATAACCAAGGCGCTGATTACAGCTCGCCCTGAAATACTTGGAATGGATGGGCACCAAAGAGACGTACTCATAGAAGATGCCCTATCACTGCTCTCTGAGGTTTCCGACACAATGGAACATAAGTTCCATGACAGTTTCTTCACTCCGGAAGCAGATTAGTCCCGGCAGGGTTCTGGTTCTGCTTTTTAAGATCGAGCCCGACAACGCAAAGGTTCCCGTTTTTGCGCCCGAGCTGAAACCGCGCCATCATCTGCCGACTGAACATCCTTGCGGGACAACGCCCCCCGACCCGAAGAAATTCGTTGTAGAGGTCAGAAAAAGTCACCTTCAGATCAGGCCCGGCATCACAGTGGGCTGAAACGAAAGTATCGATAGTGACAGCGCCAGGCTCGGAGAACTTGCTCTCCAGAGCTCTTCCGAAGAAGTCGCGCATGTCGGCGAGAAATCCTGCAGGCGCTACATCGGCCATGAACTTTTGGAAAGTCGGGCAACCACTTGATTCGGACATTCAGCACCCCCTAGATGCAGTTTTTTATAACTTTTGAAACTTTTATAATTCTCCTAGAGAACTTTGTCAACAGGAAAACTTCATAAAATGGAAGAAATCTCCGACAGGCTTAAAATTATGATGAAATACAGGGGACTAAAGCAAAAAGAATTCTCCAAGAGAATCGGAATTGCCCCTGGATACTTCAGTGAGATTCTTTCAGGCAAAAAGAAGCCATCAGACAAGCTCTTGAGGCTGGTTTGCAAGGAATTCGGGGAAGACCCCTATTGGTTAATGTATGGCGAGGGGGAAATGATAGGCGACAAAGAAACAACTGCGCCCCTTGAGCACTTGGATCAACCCGACCCTGGCGAGCTAGACGAAATCAACCGGCTCGAAAAAGAGTTGAGAGAAGCAAAAGCAAAGTTATCAACTGCTGAGTTCTACCGCGTAATGGCAGGGCTTTATGGCGTGTTAGAAGATTCGAGGAAAGAGAGGAAGGGCGACGAATAGCCGCCCTTTTGTACTACCGTGGCAATAGGATCTTCTGCCGCGCCTTGTCGGCCTTAACCACCATCGTAACCATGGCAACAAGGATAGGAGCATCTAGCTTCAGCAGCAGTAATGCTTTGATTACGTCCAACTTCTGTTTGTCCGTGTAGCGGGATAACAGCTTACAGCATTGCAGCGACTCCAGAAACATGACTTCCTCCAGCTTAATAGATTTATAAGGCGGACCTTATGTGCATCTAATCGTCACCGGCAGCTCCAATTAAAGCTTTCCGCCCGTCCCGCCGAGAAGACCAATTGGCAATTCTGAGAATAGTGGAAAACGCAGCATTGGTTCCGGCCTTAACAGGGAGAGGGCAATAGCCATGTCTAAAATACTACTCAGAGCTGCAATACTAACTCAGCTTGTAGCGTTCACAGTGGCAATACCGGTGTGTTCTTTCGCTGAGAGTGTCAAGATCCGGGAGTATGAGGATAGAATTGTTGTTGAGTATGAGGGCAGACCCGAGCCCCCGCAAAGCGCCCCCAGCAATAAGAGCGAGTCTGCAGAAACCAAGAAGCTCGAAAGAGAACTCCGCGAGTTAAGGGAATACGGGGAGCGCATCCAGTCGGAACTTCATAAAAAGTTTTCCTCAGAAGACGGCAATATGCGGCCCGCAGTCCGGAATAAAAGGGACGATATCAAAGTTTGTTGCATTTCAGCGATGGAGACGGAACGGGCGTACAACTATATAACGTACAGCGTTAAAGCAGACGTCGACAACAGGGGGGCTGGCGGGCAGGTCTTCATCAAGCTAGTCGCGAAAAATCGGGATGGGCACCAAATTGACTTTGTGTACCTTAAAGGGTTTTTGGATAATAGAGAAACTAGAACCCTTACTACAACAACTATGATGACCTATCAACAAGGTATGGATGCAAGAACGTGGGAAGTAGACTCAGTTAATATTTACTGAATTCCCGCAAAAGGTTTACTACACTTCAAGGAAACGCCATATGAAGGAAGGGTTAACCGTTATATTTGTTGGCGGGGCAATCGCCATTGCTATTCTTTTTTGGCTGACGCGGGGCACAGAGAAACAGCGAGGCAAAAAAGCTATTGCCTTTCTAACTACTGTTTTTGGTGGAATTTTTCTTCTATCATTCGCCATGTGTGCCTTTCCTAATAAAGAAATAGAGTATACCCCAACAACACCTACTATTAACACTGATGACCAACAAGTGAGATTTGCAGTCAAACGTGCAGTAGAAGGTGTACTTAAAGCACCATCTACTGCTAAGTTCCAGAATCCCAATGATTTCCTTGTTAAAAAACTAGCAGCGAATGTATGGGAAGTTTCTGGACATGTAGACGCACAAAATGGCTTTGGTGCGATGATAAGAAATCACTTCAGAATCACGCTTAGTAAAGCCCCTAATGGCGAGTGGAAACCGCTTGATGCGGATATTAGGTGAAATGACATGGGAGTAAAAGCACATCCGAAATGGCCCGGCTGGTACGTGCTCGACATCAGCCAGGGGAAGAAATCACGCACCAGGATCAACTTCGAGGGGACCTACGAAGACGCCCAGCGGGAATACTGGAGGCTAAAGCAGAAGACGGCGAGAATCGTCACGTCCAGTTCCAGGATCGGCGATCACCTAGGCGACTTTATCACCTGGTACGGACTGGAACACAGCCCGGGGACCGTCAAAGATTTCCTCTACGCCTGGAAGCAAATGGAACCGCACTTCGGCAGTCTCCACTTCCACCACGTCGACGTTAAAGCCGTCGACCTCTACAAGGCCAAGCGCCTGAAGAATACCTATCTACTAGGGGCACCCAAGAAGGACGGAGCCGCCGAGGATAAGACCCGCCGAAAACCCATCTCGAAGCGCACCATCACCCGCGAGCTCGCCTACCTGTCCAGTTTCATGAAATGGGCGAAGGAAAATGGATACACCCAACACGAAGTCACCATCAAGGGATTCCCCAAGAAACAGACCAAGGCCCCGATCCAACAGACACACACCTTCGACGAAGTGCAGCGGATCATCGAACAGACCAAAGAATCGAAGAACGCCGGCGCCGACCGTTACGGACTCACCCTCCTCATGTACGATGCGGGACTCCGCAAAAAGGAAGCCCGCCTCATCACCGCGGAATGGGTCGACCTTCCTCCCCACCCCGTCATCATCGACGAGAATCTGTCGCCTTACTACGGCAGCATCACCGTGATCCGGAAGGGAGGAAAACAGGAGAAGCTCCCGATCCTCACCGAACGCCTCTACCTGGAGCTGCAGGAGCGGAAGAAACATCGCTCCCGTGGATACCTCTACCTGAACCCGCGCACCCTGAAACCCTACCGCGACATGCGTGCCGGCATCAAGAGTGCGGCAGAGCGAGCCGGGGTGACCAAGAGAGTGACGAACCACCTGCTGCGCCACGACTTCGCCACCCACCTCCACGAAGGCGGCGCGGATCTGCGCAGCATCCAAAGCCTGCTAGGCCACCAGGACATCCAGACAACCATGAACATCTACACCCACCTGGAGCACGCAGAGATGGCCCAGAGAGCCGGAGGATTCGCCGCCAGAGTACGACGCCACAGCCAACCTGCAGGGGGTTGTCAAGAAACGGACGAAAAAAAATAG